TTACCCCGTGGGCCGTGATCGACGCAAAAAGACCCCCGATCCGTGGACCGGGGGCCGTGGTTATTGAGGCATGGTCCAGTAGCCGTAGACGCATCGCTTATCGTCTCTGGAGCAATCGTAGGTGTCGTTGATAACACCGTCGATGACTGCGACGTAATGCTTAGATACTGAGCAGATGATACGTCCGCCCGGTAGCTCATCAGCTTTGAGGTGGACTTGGCACCCGCTGCCGATCTGCATCGTAGGGGTCCAGACGAAGCCTAGTTCAAGCATGTAGTCCTTAAACCATTTACGCTTGGTATAGATACCGTTACGGGCTGATCGGGACTGCTTGCCCGTGCGTTTCGATTTACGCTGCGAGGCGTTTCCTTCTGCCAGTCGGTCATAGACCTGTTGGTAGGGGAGTTGCGCTGCGATGGCGATGGCTCGACAAACGCAGTCGTCTGCGCTGCCTTTGTAGCCTGCGGCCTTTCGGCCTCCATCGTTGTAAACGAACACAGGGGTAGGGTTAGCTTCACTCATGGTGAACCTCCGTAGTAGATTAAATTGTCAAAGAGCGTGGGACTTGCCCGTCCCAATCGGCTGGCTTTTTCCAACCGATAAAGCATTATCGCATAAAATCGCATAGATGTCAAGACTTAATTTTTTAAAAAATTAAGTCGGTCGGAGCTTCGAGCAAAAAAGACCCGCGGTTCGCGGGTCAAGGACCGTGGCTGGCAACTGCTGGTCTATGAAAATTCTACCAGTAGTCGTCGATCTTCCCACGGGACATATCGGTCTTTCCACTTGTCTGCCTCTTCGGCGAGTTTGTTTTCGATGAATGGGCAGGTGACCCATGCGTGGAGACCGAGGTCTTCGGACAGTCGGAAGTCTTTGAAGAGGTGATGCCACTTATTGGCTTCGGTGGTGTTGCCTTCGAAGTCTGCCTCTTCGGCCCAGAACCGGCAGATGTCCATACAGGCTTTTGCTGTGAGGCTGCCGTCTGGTGTTCTTGTGAATTTGGGTCGTATGCCGTTCATGGTAGGTCGTCCTCATCGTTGTCGCATGTTCCATGTATTGATGCTACGTCTAGAATACCATCGACAATCTCGATATCATCTTCGTCATCCCAGAGTTCGGGTTGTTCTGGTTCGAGTTCCTCGCGCCAGACTACGCCAATGACGTATGCGGGGTTGAGCTGGACGATGGTGTCGTCGTCGAGCGTGATCTTCAGGGCTTTGTCATCCCACGTCCAATCGGTGACGTCTTTATAGATGAGTGGCTGCGCTTGGCCTGTAGCTGAGTGCATGTTGACGGTTAGGACTTTCATGATGTTTCTCCATTGAAGCTTGCCCGCTTCATCGGTTTCGTTCTGAAGAAGCCTTTGTATTGCGGATGCTCGTGCATGAAGAGCCGCGCATACAGGGCTATGTAGTCGTTGGAAATTCTGTAGTCGTCGCCGGTGGTGACGATCATGGTCTCCCACCGGATGCGATTAACGATTAGCCAAGCGGAAAAGCGAGAGTGTCCACCCTCGATAGCTTGGAAGGTGAAGCGTTCGAAGAGTTTATAGAACTCTGGGTTTTGTTTGTGCCACGCCCACCATTTTTCTTTGAGGTCTTCCTTCATGTAAACAACATGACGGCGATGCCAGCCAACAAGGCTCCTATTAACGCTATATAGAGTTTTGTCTTGGGTGGTTCCTCGACAGGCTCGAAGTCGTATATATCGGTCGCGCCTTCGGCTAACCTAGCCGCATCATCTAGCTGCAAGGCTTCTTTACCGAACAGTTCTTTGTGTGTGATGGGCTGCTTGATCCATTTTGGATCGTTGCCCTTGAGTAGCCATCTTATGACTTCGCCGCGTTCCCAGCGGTTGACTTTTTTGCGTCCGCGGGCTGCTTTGGACGGGACTTTCTTTGGTTTTGGGAAGTTACCGACCTTTAAGCGCCGGTAGACGGTTGGTACAGAGATATTAGCTATTTTGCATACTTCGTCGATGCTAATAAGTTCTTTCATGGTTCGTCTCCTTTGTTAATGACCATTCGAGTGTATGGGATAGTATGCGATGTTGTCAAGCGTTCAATGAACATTGTCGCTGCCCTTGTGTGTCACGCCACACTTATCGACGTGGAAGGCTGCGTTTGAGATGCACGATGAGAGCATTCCCATGGCGGATGCTGTATCGGGCGAGATGGCGATTAGGTGTGCAATGATTTGGGTAAGCGCCCCGCCAAGAGCGGGGCCTTTTTCGAGACCCATGGAATCAAACTTTTGCAGCAGTTCTACGGTGCAGTCTACTGCGTGGAAGAAATCTTCCTGCTCTTGTTCATCCGGTGAGGATTCGTTGCCATGCTTTTTCGAGTTCATTGACCTTCAACTTTTTTGTCTCTTTGTCCAGACTATCATCTTTCTCAATCGCGGTCATTTGTAGATTGACGACGCGGTTGATCGTTGAGACCGCCCAGCTCCAGTCGATTTCGCTTACGCGGTTGTTGGCTTCCATGTATCCACCTCTGCGTACCATTTGCCATTGCGGCTTTCGCAAACCTGCACGTTGATCCAATCGCCCTCTTGGCTCGTGAGCCATGTAGCGAGTTCTTCGCGCTTGATGCTTAGATTGACTTTAACCCAGTCGGGAGCGTTATCCCGTGGTTTTTTTGCGATGAGGCCATCGACGAATTGTTTCTGATTTTCCATAGTGTTCTCCTAAAAAAGAAATGCCCCTAGCCGGGGGCAACCGAACTAGGGGCGGGTCTTTTCACTACGGAGTGTGGCCGTGACCACGCGCTCCATTATACCACCACATATGGGATATTCAACTACTAATCCCATATTTCATCCGGATATTCTGCACTTTCCATGTTGTCGTGAATGTCTAGTCGACATGATCCACACCGCCTAACAAGGATTTCTTCTGTTTTTTCAACAATTTTAAGCTCTTGGCAGCACTTGGGGCACAAGTTCTGTTTGAGCCGCTTGTGTATTTCACCGGGCTCGTTCGACAAGTCGTTCGTCTGGGTCATGAACTACCTCACCCAATGTTTGCGATTCTTTGTACCAATCGAAGACGACGCGGAGCTGGCCACCGATGGTGCGTCCTTCGTTTTTCGACAACTCTTTTATCTCCTCGTAAACCTCTCTCGGCACGAGGACGCTTTTCCAACGTGTAGTATCCATTAACATTCCTCCGAAACTCCGATATGTGTAGGATATTATAAGAGAATATACAAAAATGCAAGAGAAATGGAGGTAAAATGACGTATGTGTTGTTCGGTCCGCCAATATTTTGACGTTTTCGTCGACCAAGAGGCCAATTTAACGTGGGATTTGGAGACGGATACGCTGACCAAGGCACGAAATCTCTATCTTGCAAAAAAGGTTGGTCTGCCGATCCCGAAGACAATTATTGGCCGTGGTCCGATGTTCGCGGCATTTGATCGTACTGTTAATGGTGCGTTGGGTAGGGCCATTCGCGACGAGCTGTAAAAAAATACCCCGCCGAAGCGGGGTCAGTTGAGGGGATCAGAGGTAATTTAATCATGTCGAGCAATATGGAGAAGTTATTTCGCTTCGCCCCACGACGGACCAATCTCGACGTCGCACTTGCTGGGCACTTCGAGCGGAACAGCATCTACCATGATTTTAGCGATTTCGTTGGCTTCGTCAACATTTTTGACAGACATAGCGATTTCGTCATGGATTTGGATCATGGGCAGGTGACCTGCTTTGTATAGATCGACCATGGCTTTTTTGGTCATGTCGGCAGCCGACGCTTGAATCAACCGGTTCAAAGCCTTGTAAGTATAGGCTCGCTTCAGTCTGGTCGTAGCGCCGTAGGTGTCGATTGCTTCTTTGTATGGCAGCGCCTTGTTCATCTCGAACGTGTCGGGCTCCCACAAGTCGAAGCGGCACTTGCGTCCAAGGATAGAGCGCAGCGATCCGCCAGACGTTTTCTCATTTAGCCGGTTCATCACGCCCGTCATCAGGCCTTTCACGAACGGAACGCGGTCATGGTATTGCTTGATGATGCCCTTGGCTTCTTCGACGCTGATGTCGAGCTGTTCGGACAGCTTGTTCACGCCCATGCCATACATCATGCCGAGGTTGATGGTCTTTGCCTGCTTACGCGGGATGCTGGCCATCTCTGCCACCATGGTATGGAAGTCGGTGCTGGGATCGTTGACGTAAGCTTCGACAAACTCCGCTGCGCCATCCAGTTCGATGCCTCGCATCTTCCCGTATACATGGGCATAATGGACCAAGATGCGCGGTTCTTGCTGCGAGAAGTCTATGGCTGCCCATTGTTCGCCCTCTTCGGGGAGGAAAAGCGAACGTATCATTGGACCAATTTCTGGGTCGCGGGCGGGAATTTGTTGAAGATTAGGATTGGACATGGAGATGCGGCCCGACACCGTACCGCCATCGTCTGATCGGATTTGATTTATATGAGCATGTATACGGCCATCACTGTGGCAGTGTTTCATGATGGTGTTGATGAAGGTGCCGGATGTCTTGTTAAGATTCCGCGCCTCAACGATGAGCTGCGCGAGGGGGTGCTGGTTTTCTTGGAGGAAGAGCTTCGTGAAGCTGGGTGCGCCCTTTTCGGTCTTTGGATAATGGATGCCGACTTTATCGAACGCTTTGGCAAGAGACTGGGCAGCCCAGATTTCAACGTCACCGCCAACCACGCTGTTAATCTGTTTCAGGACATCCCGTTCTCGCTTGAGGAGCATGTCGCGGGTCCGCTCCACGCGATCTTGGTCAACGCGAACGCCTCGCATGGTCATGTCGACGAGACATGGAAGCAGATCGAGTTCGAGGTTCGCGATAGGCCACAAAGCTTCTTTGCCAAGCTGGACGGAGAAGTAGTTCCAAAGTTCGAGGGTAAGTTCAGCGTCAGCTTCCGCGTATGGCCCGACGTACATAGCTGGCATCTTCCACATTTCAGCTTTTGGGTCGATGCCGAACTCCCGAGCGGCCTCGACGAGGGCCTTCTCTGATTTGGTTTTGTTCAGGTGATCGTAGGCCAGCGCATTGAGGCTGTAGCTGAAACGGTTTTCGTCCAGCAGCGATGCGACGACCATGGTGTCGATGATGCGGCCATTGACTTCGAAGCCTGTCGCTTTGATCCAGCCCAAGTCATATTGGGCGTTGTGCATGATCTTGTCGGCAGGGCATTCGAAGACTTTTTTGAGCCACCGATTGACGATCTTTTCGTCGAGGTTGCCACCGCCCATGTGGCGGACTGGTAAATAGCCCGACCAGCCGTCGACAGCGATAGCATACCCGACGATATAGCCGTCCTTCGTAGGCCAACCCGGACCGTTTTGTTTTAGGTTCGGGTCTTTTGTTTCCACGTCGATGGCAATCTTCGATGCCGACGTGATGTCAGGTAATTCGAGCGGAGGCACCCACTCACTTTTGGGTGCGAACATCGCAATCTGTAATCCTGCCAAAATCTGGTTCCTTTTCTTTTAGGGCAAATTCGCCGCCCAGTCCTGTATAGCCTGCCTTGTCGATCCACGAGTCGACGTGGTCGATGCTTTCCAAAAGCCTGCTTGTTTTGACCCAATCCATCATCAAGGCGACGTGGGCCGGGGTTATTCTACCGTGTTTTTTGATTGCGGTCTTGGCAATAACGTCCCAGCCGATAGCAATGCGCCTGTGGTTTGTCAGGGCATCGCCGTAGTCTTGGGCCCGTGGGCCGTTAATCAAGTCACGCGCTTGGTTGAGGATGTGGTCGCGCTTCATCAATGTTCCACCTGATTGATGTAGCCCATGAAAACGAACTCTTTAAGTTCGGGATCGTATTCGAACTTCACGGCAGGAATGTCTTCGTCTTTGACGTTCGGGTCGTTCCACATCTTTTCTACGCGGACGGTCTCGAAGTCGATCACCCCCATCTTTTTGTATTCTTCGCGCTTGGCTAATTCTTGGGCTCTCCATTCGTCATATGTCATTTTTTTCATTTTCGATCTCCTTTGGGTAATAAACTAAGACTAGCGAGTTGCATGTCGGACAAGAAAGATTGGTAATCATGCTGTCGTCGTAATCTTCATCGCCACCCCAGATCAACTCTGTTTTACAATGCCAACAGTTCATAAGTCGTAACTCCTTGAGATGTCTTCAGCCTCAACTAATTCAGCACCAACTAAGTCAGCCTCAACTAATTCAGCACCAACTAAGTAAGCCTCAACTAATTCAGCACCATGTAAGTCAACCCCTCGCAAGTCAGCCCCTCGCAAATTAGAGCCATGTAAGTAAGCCTCAACTAATTCAGCCCTAAATAAGTTAGCCTTAGATAAATCAGCCTGATTTAAATGTTCTTGCTCATAAGTGAAAATCACTTCGCCTTTTTTATTTTTAATTTGATTAGTCATTTGTTATCACCTTTCATCATATTGATTAATCACTTATTATCACTTCGCCTTCTGTCTCAATCCATACCTTTGCACCACACGATAATGGTTTGTCTGGACTGTATATGACAAAG